TGGAGCAGATGAAAGAATATGAACCAGAATTTGATTCTATGTTATTTCACTTACCATTATCAGGATCAACTTTTAAAAAAGTTTATTATGATGAAGTGGAAGGACGAGCGGTATCTAAGTTCGTTCCTGCAGATGATTTAATTGTTCCGTACACAGCTACCTCATTAGATGATGCGGAAGCAATTATTCATCGTGTAAAAATTTCTGAAAACGAATTACGTAAACAACAAGTTGCAGGTTTCTATAGAGACATTGATATTGGAAGACCTGGTGACAAAGAATCTGAAATTGAGAAAAAAGAAAGAGAACTCGAAGGAGTTACTAAAACTGCAAATGAAGATGTTTATACAATTTTAGAATGTCACGTGAATTTAGACATTGAAGGTTTTGAAGATGTCAATCCCGAGACTGGTGAGCCGTCAGGAATTAAACTTCCATACATTGTAACTCTTGAAGAAGGTTCAAGAGAAATTTTATCTATCAGAAGAAACTACGAAGCAGGAGATCCTGCAAAGAAAAAAGTACAATACTTTGTACACTTTAAATTTTTACCGGGTTTAGGGTTTTATGGTTTCGGTCTAATCCACATGATTGGTGGACTGTCAAGAACAGCGACCGCAGCTTTAAGACAGCTCTTAGATGCGGGAACGTTATCTAATCTGCCAGCTGGTTTTAAAATGAGAGGAATAAGAATTAGAGATGACGCACAATCAATTCAACCGGGAGAGTTTAGAGATGTCGATGCACCGGGTGGAAATTTAAGAGATTCATTTATGATGCTTCCGTTTAAAGAACCAAGTCAAACACTACTTGCATTAATGGGAGTAGTAGTTCAAGCAGGTCAAAGATTTGCATCTATTGCAGATATGCAAGTTGGCGATGGCAATCAACAAGCAGCAGTTGGTACAACGGTTGCATTATTAGAACGTGGATCAAGAACCATGTCAGCAATACACAAAAGAATTTACTCTGCCTTAAAGAATGAATTCAGACTTATGGCAAGAGTATTCAAGTTATATCTACCACAACAATATCCATATGATGTAGTTGGGGGTCAAAGAATGATTATGCAATCAGATTTTGATGATCGGGTAGATATATTGCCAGTTGCTGACCCCAACATTTTTTCACAGACACAGCGTATCTCACTCGCTCAAACAGAACTGCAGCTGGCAACCTCAAATCCACAAATGCATAATCTATATCAAGCATATAGAAACATGTATGAAGCATTAGGTGTTAAAAATATTGATGGTCTTTTAATCAAACCACAACAACCTATGCCACAAGATCCAGCGTTAGAACATATTTCTGCTTTAGGAGGTAAACCTTTCCAAGCATTCCCTGGTCAAAATCATAGAGCACATATTCAATCCCATTTAAGTTTTATGGAAACTAATATGGCAAGAAATAATCCAATGGTTATGGCAAGTTTAGAAAAAAATATTTTTGAACATATTAGTTTAATGGCTCAAGAACAAATTGAATTAGAATTTAGAAGTGAATTGCAACAGATGCAACAGATGCAAATGATGGTGCAACAGAATCCACAGATGGCACAACAGATGCAAATGCGAATGATGCAGATGCAACAACAAATAGAATCACGAAAAGCTCAATTAATTTCTGAAATGATGGAAGAATTCATGAATGAAGAAAAGAAAATTACTTCACAATTTGATAATGATCCAATTGCAAAACTAAGATCAAGAGAATTAGACCTTAGAGCAATGGAAAATGATCGAAAAGCAACTGAAGCTAGGGAAAGAATGGATCTTGATAAGATGAAAGCAATGATGAATCAACAAAATCAAGATGAAAAACTAGAACAAAACGAAGAATTAGCAAAATTACGAGCTGATACATCAATTGAAAAGACAATTTTGAGTAAAACAATTCCAAATGTTGATTCAATGATGAAAAATCAAGGTAGTATGATGCCAAATGTTAGAATAATGCGAGGAGGCAACGAGTAAAATGAGAAAAAACATGACAAAACCAGAAAAAAAGATTAAAAAGGTGATGAGGGAATTCAAAAGAGGTGAATTACCTATAGGTAAGTCTAAGAAAAAAGTAAAATCGCGTAAACAAGCGATTGCAATTGCTTTATCTGAGGCTGGAAAATCAAAACCAAGGAGATAAAATGGAAAAACTGGATAAAATACAAGAAGTAAAAGTTGGTGAACAGCAAATTGAAGTTGATCCAAGATCAAAAACAACTGCTGACAGAGCTTATAACTATATTGGTACTGGTGGACCTGAAATGGAAGTTAAAGGTCAAGGAAAAGTATTAGCAGAGAAAAAAAGAAGTTCAAAAGCATATTAGTATTATGTTCCCGTGGAGTTTAATAGGTACAGCATTAAAAACTGGCGCTGAGATTTATAAGAATAAGAAAAAATCTGAAATTATAATGTCAGAAGCAAGAATTGTCCATGCTGAAAAGATGAAACGTGGAGAAATTGAGTACAGTGGACAGATTGCTCAAAATCAAAAAGGCGACTGGAAGGACGAATTTGTACTTTTAGTATTGACATCGCCTCTGGCTATTTTATTTTATTCCGTATTTGCTGAAGATGAAGAGATACAAGCTAAGTTAGATTTATATTTTATGAAACTTCAGGAAATGCCATGGTGGATAGTTTCATTATGGGTTAGTGTCGTTGCGGCGATTTACGGAATCAAGGCTACGGATTTAATTAAAACTGGAGGTAAAAAATAATGTCCAATAGAAGATATAATACACAAACTAGAAAAAAGTTTGAACTAGGTGGCAGAGCTAAATTAGATGCTAATAAAGATGGTAAAATTACTGGTGAAGATTTTGCTATGTTAAGAGCTGGTAAGAAAAAAGATAAGAAGAAAAAACCATCTATGATGGCAATGGCAATGAAGGGGAAAAAATAATGGCAAATAGAAGATACAATACACAAGTAGCTAATGATAGAGCATGTATGTCTAAAGGTGGATCAACTTCTAAATATCATACTACTAAAGAAGGTAAAAAAGCTAAAAAAGGTTTATGGTATAATATTGCTATGAAAAGAAAACGTGGCGAGAAGATGAGAAAAAAAGGTGAGAAGGGTGCACCTACAGAAGCTGCAATTAAAAAATCACAAGCATAATGAGAAGATATTTTCAAAAAGGATCACCTAAAATTTTTGATCAATTAGAGATGAATGTTCCTTATCCAAAAGGACATAGAGTTGAATTAGCTAGAGGAAGTAAATCACCTGCATGGCAAAGAAAAGAAGGTAAATCTGCATCCGGAGGCCTGAACCGTAAAGGCATTGCATCTTATAGAGCAGCTAATCCTGGATCAAAGTTATCGATGGCAGTAACTACTAAACCATCTAAATTAAAGAAAGGTTCTAAAGCTGCTAATAGACGTAAGTCATTTTGTGCTAGAATGAAGGGCATGAAGAAGAGATTGACTTCAGCTAAAACAGCAAGAGACCCTAATTCAAGAATTAATAAATCTTTAAGAAAATGGAATTGCTAATGTTTGATAGATTTATGTACAAAATTTTAGGCAAACTTGACTTCTTGTTTGAGGTTGCTATACCTAGTATCTATGAGAGACTCAAAAAAATTAGAATCTTTTCTAAAAGAAAAAGAAATAAAAAATAAACAATTAGATTTGCTTCGAAACCTTAAAAAGGAAGTAGAAACAGGTGCGAATGGAACACAAAAATACGTAATCAAGAAAGGTATAAATAAAGGTAAAATAGCTGATGTTAAATGAAGAATTAGTCATATTAAATAAAATACAAAAATATTTAAAAGAATCTTATCAAAATATTGGAGACTCCATGATTGGTGGTGGTATTGACAATATGGAAAAATACAAGTATATGATGGGACAGGCACATGCCTATTTAAAAATATCTCAGGAAATCTCTAACCTGCTAAAACCAAAGGAGCAAAATGATACTGAAAGAGAACAAGACCTCACAAACGTCGTCCACTTCGGACAACGCGAAGATTAAACCCGCACTTCTAAATAAATACGAAGACGATTATAAAAAAGAAGTTGATGGTTACGAACGTTTAAAAACAAAAGAATCAAATAAATTACCTAAACCGACCGGATGGAGATTAGTTGTTCTGCCATTTAAAATGCCAGAAAAAACTAAAGGTGGATTATATCTTGGACAAGATACATTAGAGCGACAACAAGTAGGTTCTACTTGTGGCCTTGTTCTTGCAATGGGTCCACACTGTTATGATAAAGAAAAATTTCCAGAAGGACCTTGGTGTAAAAAAGGCGACTGGGTAATTTTTGCAAGATATGCTGGATCAAGAATCCAGATAGATGGTGGGGAAGTACGATTGCTAAATGACGATGAAGTTTTAGCAACCATCGATAACCCTGAAGATATACTTCATCAATATTAACATAGAGGAGATAAACTATGCCCGACAATGAAGAAAATAAAACTGTTGATATAGATACATCTGGTCCAGGTGCTGAAATTGAATTAGAAGATAATTCAAAAGAAGAAAACACATCACCAGAAGTAGAAACATCTGCAGAAGAAACTTCAACAGAAGTTGAAGCAAAAGAAGAACAGAAAGAAGAGCCAAAAGAAGCTGAAGAAAAGAAAGACAATGAATTAGAAAATTACAGTAAAGATGTGCAGAGAAGAATAGCTAAACTCACTCATAAATGGAGAGAAGCACAGAGACAAGCTGACGAGTATGAAAAATTTGCAAGAGCGCAAATTAAATTAAAAGAAGAAGCAGAAAATAAAATCTCGAAGCTTGAACCAGGATTTATGAAATCTACTGAAGATTCTATTAAATCAGGTTTAGAGGCAGCAAAAGCACAGTTAGCTAAAGCTAGAGAAGCAGGAGACATCAACGCTGAAGTTGAAGCTCAAGCTTTAATTTCTGAATATGGTTATAAACAAGCTAAATTTGTTGAAACTAAAAACAGAGCTGAAGAGTTAGCTAAACTAAAAGAAAAAGAAATAAAACCTGAAATTAACTTAAATAGAAGATTAGAAGAACCAACTCCAGATCCAAAAGCTGAAGATTGGGCAAGTAAAAACACATGGTTTGGTAAAGATACCGCTATGACTTATACTGCTTTTGATTTACATAAAAAGTTAACAGAAGATGAGGGTTATGATCCTCAATCTGATGAGTATTATTCTGAAATAGATAAAAGAATAAGACTTGAATTCCCCCACAAATTTGCTACAAATAGTAGTAATGGGGAAACGACCAAACCCGTACAAACAGTAGCTAGTGCGAAGCGAAGTACAAATACTGGTCGCAGAACTGTGAGGCTCACACCATCACAGGTAGCAATCGCTAAAAAATTAGGTGTGCCACTTGAAGAATATGCGAAACAACTAAAAATCACGAAGGAGGTATAAGCATATGGAAAACGACAACGATATAAGAACCTCGCGTGCGAGTCAAACTAGAGAAAAAGAATCTCGAAAAAAAGTTTGGTCTCCACCATCATCTTTAGATGCACCACCTGCGCCAACAGGTTTTAAACATAGATGGATAAGAGCTGAGAGCTTAGGTTTCAACGATACAAAAAATATCGCTGGAAGAGTAAGATCAGGTTATGAATTAGTGAGAGCTGATGAATATCCAGATTCAGACTATCCAAAAGTTGAAGACGGCAAATACGCAGGAGTGATCGGAGTTGGTGGCCTTGTGCTGGCAAGGGTACCGGAGGAGATTGCAAAACAACGTCAAGAGTACTACACAAAACAGGCTCAAGAAAACGTTGAAGCAGTAGATAACGATCTTATGAAGGAACAGCACCCAAGTATGCCTATCAATATTGATAGACAAACTCGTGTAACTTTTGGTGGTACTAAGAAATCCTAATTA